ATAAATCTGACCCTCAAACACAGTAAAACTGGCAAGGTATTCTTGTTCGAACTCGGCCTTTGACATTGATCGGCGTGCTTCAGCAACATCTGACTCAGCCATGCGAGTATTTTCAGTGTAATCAGCTTGCAAGCTAATCCACTCGGGGAATTCGTCTGAAAACCCACGTTGATAAAATTGACTAAACCAATTATTACGACCACGAGGTGTGGAGATAAAAATGGCTTTGGCCTGTGGCTTGTCTAGTGTAGGTCGTAGTGCAACATTAAAAGCTGCTTCACCGCCCTCACCTAGTGCAGCTTCGTCAAATATAATTAAATCATACGATCTACCAACTGTACTATCAACGGTACTAAGACTGCCCATACGAATAGTACTTCCATTGGACAATTCAATGATTTTATCTTTGAGGTTATCACGCGCAACTTCGAGGTCAAAGTGCTTGATAAGTTTACGTTGGAGTTCAAATGATATGGAGCTAAGGTTATAGTTTGGTGAAATTATCAACACGTTGCTGCCAGGAACAAGTGTGACCAATTGACCGATGATATTGGCTATGTAGGTTTTACCTAGGCGACGTGCAAGTGCAGCGCAAATAAAACGGTACTTGGGATCATTAACTGCATTGATTAGTGCAATCTGTGGGCGATTGATTGTATCCCAGACATTGAGTAGCTTGAGATAGTTTGTTATGGGTAGCTTAATAAACCGCTGTTGAGGGTCGAACTCAACAATGGCATCTACGTTAACTTCGGGACGGCTAACAATGAGCATTAATATTTTCCTGATGCAAGTACTATCTTGCAAATGTGTTCTAAGCGTTCGATATGTTCGTAAGCACGCCAAGGTGTTGTATCAACTGCAACTACGCCATGACCACGAATACCTACAATGTCATACCAATAGTTGCCATGTTTATCTAGTTTTAGATTGCTATGACAACAGTCTGCGAGTTCTTGCGATATAGGTGCAACATCTCCTACATTGGGCGCTACTTTAGTATATCGGTTCAATTCTGGGAAACTACTTGAAATAGTTGATAAATCAATGCCAGCATGCATAGCTGCAATGCAATATGTAGGATGTACGTGTAATACAACACGCACATCAGTTGTAATCCGCTTTTGTAAACCAAAGTGTAATGGCAATTCTCCGCTAGGTTTTAAGTTTGCTGAAATATCAGTATAGTCTAGAGTTTTAGCAAAGGCTGTACCTTGATAGTTCTTTTCGATACCAATTTTTTTAAACTGATCTGGCTGTAGTGTTTGTTTACGCACTCCGCTGGGCGTAACATAAAAGTGGTCACGATCTTGGTGACGTACCGAAGCATTACCATCACGTGAGGTAATCCAATTACGCTTATAAGCGTCCACCATAATATCACATATTGTTTCTAACATTAAACACCTTCTCCAGTTATCAGCTTTTGTACCAGTTGTGAGTACTTTGATCCATCTAGTCCTTCATTGATCTGAACGTTAACTTGCTTTTGTGGTCCGGTGGCTTGTTGCGCTTTGGCTAGCTGAATTTCACGATCCATCAAGTCCATTGACATCTTATGCGACATTTGTAAGAGCTCGGCAATATCTTTGGTTGACCCAGTTTGTGATTCTTCCAACTCCGAAAACTTTTGTTTGATTAGTGCATCCATAGCACGTCGCATCAAAAATCTGTTGTTGTATCCTGAATCGAAAAATACACTATCAATATAACTTTTAACCTCACGGCGGGCTAAAAGATTGGTTACGATTTCGGGATCTAGATCTAATTCTTGTGCGACTGCGCGTGCGTCGTTTAATTGCAGGTACGCGTTGGCAACTTCCAGTGCTTCGGGAGAAATGCGTACAGTTTCGGCAGGTAGATGAGTTGTCATAATGGTGTCCTTTTGTGTTGATTATACCAGTTTAGGGGTATTTTAGCAAGTGTGGATTTTGGCACCTTAGGGAGTTTGGAAATTTCCCTTATAGTGGCCGTGTCGGGGGGCCCATCGGCTTGGGACAGTTTATAGTCTAATAACCGCCCCCGTGTCAATAGGTGTTTATCCCTATGTTGTATTTAAACACACTTGAACTTTTATGCTTTTTTCGTGTATAATAGAATACATGATGACAAGGAACACTATGACTAACACACAAACCCTCGCTCTCGCATACGCTGAAAAATTGGTTGCTTACTACGAAACTAAAACTAAAGAGGCATACGCTGAAATGTGCAATGCTCAAAATGCTTTAGCTTACTCTGCTGAATGTGAGGCTATGAAATGAAATTGTTAACAGAATTTTTACAAGCTTGCTTGTTTGTTGCAATAACCTTTTCACCATTGTGGATATGGCTTGCGTTAATGAAGCCGTGATGTTATAATATACGCTTACTAGGAGAAAATTAAATGACTACCAAAACTGTGAATTACACCACTGAGCAAACTGCTCAGATGGTTGCCGACTATCAAGCTGGCATGACTGTTGACGCTATCGCTGAAACACTAGGCAAAACTGTTCGTTCTGTTGTTGCAAAATTGAGCCGTGAAAAGGTTTATGTTGCTAAAGCATACAAAACGAAATCAGGCGAGACACCTATTAAAAAAGATGTTCACGCTGATTTTATCGGTGAAATGTTGGGCTTGACCGAAGCCGATACAGAATCACTCACTAAGGCAAACAAGGTAGCACTTGCTAAAATTGCCGATTTTATCAAGGCTGAAAAGACCTTGTAATGGTAGGGGCTTTTGCCCCTATCTTGCTTTATCTGATATAATAGACTTATGACAAAATTTGAAATTGCTGAAAAATATATGGCTAAACGCTATCCCTCTACACCTTATGCTATGCGTGAGGGTAATGGTTGCGTTTGGGTTTCAATGGGACTTGTTGAAATGTATTTGACAATTCGAGACAATCAGGTTGTGAATGTAGAGGTTGACTAAATGACAAACACCGAAATATTTTATGTGTGCATGGGCGTATTAGCGTTTGTGTGGGTTAAAGTTGCACTATTGCTTTGGTTTTCAAAATGATTAGATCAGATAAAACAAGATTGTTCCAGCTTATGCTACAAGATGAATTCAAGCTAAAGCATAGGGTTAACTTTGCAAAGACTAAGGTTTTGCGTTTTGATGGTGACTCTTGCATGGGAATGTATGAGGGCTGTAAGGTTAGCAACAAAAAATTTAACCATAAAATCAGGGTTGCTACAAGCGAAATAAAATCAGACCTTGATTTGTTCTCTACTCTAGCGCATGAGTATGTACACGCTTGGCAAATGGAAAATGACAATGACCTAGGGCATGATACAAAAACAGGTTTCACTTATTGGCGTAATTATTTCAAGGCTTATTATGGCGTAGATTTGGTTTCATTTTGAATACTCAGGTTTGCAATAAAAATTGAATACTCAGGTATTCAATTTTGCGCCAATTATACTAGTATAATTGAGCGGGTGTCAATAGGTGTTTTCCCCTATGTTGTATTTTTGCACACATGGTTTTTGGGCGGGTTTTTGTGTATAATTAGCCCATACAGACAGAAAAAGGATTACACAATGGCTAAAATTAAAAAGGTTTCAATTTATGACATGGATGGGACAATCGTTTGTTCTTTGCATAGGTATCGCACAATCGTAGATGAAAATGGCGAGAGAATAGATTTAAATTATTGGAGAGAAAATCAAGATTTAGCCTTGAATGATTCTTTATTGCCATTAGCAGAACAATATAAAAAGGATTTAAAAGATGAATCGTGTTATGTCATTATTGCTACTGCCCGTGTTCTTAATACCCCTGATTATACATTTATTAATCAGATACTGGGTGAACCTGATTATATTATTTCAAGACCTGAGAATTCTAATATCTCAGGTGCTACATTAAAAATTAATGGTTTGGCTAAATTCTTTAATTTAATTACATTTAAAGATGCTGAATTTACATTTTATGAGGATAATGTAACTTATTTAAAAGCAGTTTGTGATCGTTTCAATATAAGGGGTGTATATGTACCAAGTAAACAAGGGCATTAATATTGATTATGCCGAAACATTAATTAAAGATTTTTTAGCCGAAGGCTATAATCTTTATGATATTGTAGACATAATGCAAATACCATTAAGACAGATTTTAGATATATTAACTCGGAGAATAAACTAATGATTAACTATTTTAATAATCGAGATTATGAATTGGGTTTTGATGCCCATTCACTAGGTGAACCATTA